TGATTCACTTATTTTTTTTCTTGTTTCTTCTGACATTATCCTGCCGCACTGTCCTTCGCCCCCATCTGTCAGATTTGTTAAATTTATTCCTGTTTTTTTAAAGTTTTCAATAATTAATTTTTCAGCATTATTGCAATCTTCTTCTGAATTAAACCAATTTACAATACACATTACTGGCATTTGATTGTCTTTCAATAAAGAACCAATCCAACTACAACAATGTGATTTTCGAGTTTTATGCCTTGCTGTATATGTATGTTGAATCAATCTTCTTGTTGGATTATTTGTTTTTCCAACATACCTGATTTCCTTTGTTAAAGGATGCTTTAAAAAGTAAATACAGTGTTGCATATTAAAACATTACGGGATCAGTTGTATCGCCATATGTAATCGCATTCACTTGCGGTGGAACCATTGCGTGCCCATCGATATATTCTTGCTGGTTGCGGAGGTAATTAAACGCAATTCCCCAGTATCGAGTCGCCTGATCCGCGAAATCCTTATCCTCCATGTCGCAAGCGTGAACTGCGGCTATTATAGCGCGTTCATGCTCAACAGGAATGTAATCGTAAATTGAAGTAATAAACGGAGGTGACATTCTGTACGCCAGACGCACCCAAGCACACTTTTGCCCAATACGGAGTCTGCGATACTGCGGATTGACCTCGGAGGGATGGTATCGACCAATCAAAGTCATGTCATTTGAGCGTCCATAGTCCCATGCGTAAAGTAGGACAAACCCATCTGTGAGCGGTTTTTCAATTTGTGACACAGTTTTGACCAATACCCGTTCATCTGCCGCATCAATGAAGAATGTGGAATCTACGGAGTCGCCAGAAGTCTGAAACTCAATTCTGCCTGTGGTTGCGGTAGCTTTTGCTTGTGCTGCCGTGCCGTAAAGCTCGAAATTATTCTCATCGATTCGACGCACAAAATATGTTGTTGTTGCAACCAACGGATTTGGCAATGAGTCGTTTTCTACTGCCCTCACATTGATTGCCTGACCAGTCTCAAAAAGCGAACGCTCGCAGTAAATTTGAGTTGATTTTGATGGAGTAATTATACGCTCGATATCGAGGCTTAATTTCCCAGTGCCAGCACTGCCAAGAGCGATTTCTGCAAAAGGAGTTGTCGTACTGTATGCTTTTACATTATCACCAAACAATTTAATTGTATAAGGAGTATTTGCTGACAACCCACTTGGCATTGTTCCAGATGTAGAAAATTTAACTATTTGGTCATCTTTCAGGTTAACAACGCTATCTGGCTCAATCAAATTGTTATATGGCAACGGAGATACGCTATACCTGCGTCCGTAATATGTTTGCCCAACGCCAAATGATACAACTTGAATAAGCCCAGTAGTTCCTCCAGCAATAGCATTCGCTTCAGTTTCGTAAACCCTTGCGACTCCAGATGAAATTACATTTAAGTAATTTGGGACTGTTGAACTTACTGCTGGAACAGTTGTTGGAAGAATAAAATCAGTGCCAAAATATATTGCATTCCCAGTTGAAAGACTTGAAAAATCACCTAACCATCTATCAGTAAAATCAACTCCGAATGAACGGGAAAGAACAGTATAAAATGTTCCACTTCCACCACCAGTAATATTTACTTTTGAAAAATCTGCATTTTTAATTGTAAATACACCATTTGTTGTATCAAGAGGAGTTTCAGCACGATATGCAACCCCAGAAACAAGTGGAGCAGGCAATGCACCAGTTGATGAAAATTCAATAAATACACCAGTTGATGGAGTAATTATTGTTGTTGGCGATGATGTATATCCAGTTCCTGAAGTTATAACATTAACAGCAACAACTTCTCCAGAAAATACATCGCCCGGTGTAGTTGCGCTTGCAGTTCCAGAATTAACATTAAATGTAAATTCTTTTCCAGCAGGGTTTGGAGTTGTACAAGTTGCTGATGCCGCATTTGGTGGCGAAGTATTAATTGTAAATTGAAATTGCGTTGAATTTATAACTGAAATTGTAAATGTTTGATTGTATTGCGGTATAGGAACACTTCCAGATGTTAATGCATTTTCAATAGTAACTCTTTGTCCAGTAGAATAACTATGTGGTTGACTTGTTGTTGCTGTAGCCAATGTTCCTACTCTCGAAATTGAAGAAATTGTTTTATTTGGCAACATCAAAACACTGGTAATTGTCCAATCAGTGTTATACAATTGCGGAGAAGCATTTTTAATTGTAACGATTTGGTTTTTTGTAAAACCATGCGGTGAATATGTTTTGGCAGTGGCAGTTGTTCCTGAAACAATTATTTCTTCAATTGGCAAAATAGAATTATTTACAACACCTTGTGCTGTTGCTCCAGACCCTCCTCCTCCTGATATTTCAATTTGAGGAGATTGAGTATAATTTGATCCACCAGAGATTTTTTTGAAATACGAAACAAATGATGTTTGAATTGTTGAAGTCGCAGATGCTGGAGTGTTAAATATTTTGGTTGCAGTTACATCTGGGTCTGTATTTGGACTTTGAGCAGACCCTACTCCAAAAGTAAATGTTGTTGTGCTTCCAGATGGGACTGTAATAGTTTTAGTTCCATTATATTCTGGAATATCTGAACCATTAATAACTATGCTATTTCCAGTTGCAAATCCATGTGCTGAACTTGTTGTTACTGTTGCTGTAGTAGCATTTGAAGTTATTGTAATAACACTAATTGCTGGTTGCCCCGGAGGATCAATCGTAATTGATGGAGCAGAAGTGTACCCAAGTCCGGGGTTAGTAATAATAATCTGTTCTAATTTATTAGATACAGTATTAATAATTGCATACCCAGTTGCAGTTACTGCTTGCTGACCAGAACCAAATGGAGGTTCAGGAGGTGCGCTAAATGTTACTTGAGGCACTGTAAAATAAGAAGCACCTTGGTTTGATATTGTGACAGATCGTACGGAACCAGTGACGACTGCTTCAAATTGCGCTCCAGAACCAGTTGGTGTATCAATATTAAGTCCGGGTGCAGATATTTGAGACAACTCTCCAGATCGATATGTAGAAGCAATTAATTTAACAATGAAATTTGATCCAACTCCTGCATCGATGAGTTTGATCGGATTGATTGGGTTCGTCGGAGTTGATGCAATTGCGTCTGCCTGCGATTCATGGAGGGTAATCGTGAATTCGTTTATGACATTTACGAAATAATTCTGGTTCGCAATCAGCGGATTGGGCAGTGTGCCGCCAGCAGTGTAGGCTTGCACCTGATCTCCTTGCTTGTAGAAATGCTGAATAGGAAAAGTCAATTTTGATTCAGGAAGAATTTCTTTTCTGATGTCTATCTGAATCGGGGTTGTTGCACCAGTTGTATAAACTGGGTTGACATTGTTTTGCGCGTCTTGGAAAGAGGTAAAAATCTGTAGATGCGTAGGGTCAATTAAATTTGCAAAATATGTAACTTTTTCAAGCAGTGGAGGCGGCAATGTTTGGCCTTGAGGAAACGCTACAGGGTTTGCTGTTGTAATTGGCAATGTTGGAGCGGCTCCGAATTGCAATGCAGTAACAACATTGCTCGGCTTGCTATCCTTAATTGTTAGCGTTCCAGAGTTAATAATGCTCTGTAGCTTGATCGGGAAATTGCCATTCTTCGCGTTGTTCTGGTCACTGAATAGTTGGATTGTGACTGCATCGATTACGCCAATGTAGACTACCTGTCCGCTCGACAATGGCACAGGAATCGTTCCAGTGAATGAAGCGATATTGAATCCCTGCCCAGAGGTCAATTGGTGCGGAGTTGCCGTTGTAAAGCGAGTGAGCGGGTCGATAGCAACACTGCGAGTTTCTATGGTCTGATCAGGCGGCAAAATAACGCCGAGAGGAAAATCGTTTTTGGAGTTGATGGGAATAAGTACACCATCCACGCCAGTGCCGTTTTCGAGTTGGCTACGAAGAGGAACATTGCCGTCATTGGTTCCCAGAACGCGAATGACCTTGCCGACATCATTCTCAACCTCGGCAATAGCCACCAATTGCGAAGGTTGAATAATTTCCATTGCCGTTGCGGTAAAGCCTCGGTCATCCCATGCCCACTGAACAGGTGAGAACATACCACCTTTATTGACATGGTACTGGAAAAGACGATTCCTGAAGTAAACGGGAGAACCATCAACATTAATCGCCAGAGGCGTGTCCACGCCGCGAGGAAGGACAACGCTGCACCCATCCCACCCAGTGCAGATATCGACCTCGGCAGTCGAATGCGACCAATGTCCAGACTCCATCAAAGTCTGGACTGCCTGCGAAATCTTTCGGAAGACTTTCTCGTTATTTGTCGTTCCTAAAATCTCCGCGCATTCCTCGAAAATTTGGGATACGAACATATTTAAGCACGGGTACGAGCGGAAAGTTCTTTTGCAAACATATCGAGGTCTGCCATGTCTGCCGCCTCTTCAGCCTTTGGTGCTGCTTCTTCAACTCCTGCTGCTGCCTGCATATCCACAGAGGATGACATTGCAGAGAGTGCGGAAGCGAGTTCTTGAACAAGGCTATTGAGATTGTCAAAGTCTGCCTTGTTAATTGTCATGGTGACTTCGCCTTCTGGAGGAGTCATCATGTCAGTTTGCATTTCGGGTGCAGGCATTTCTGCCATATCAGGTGTCATTGCCATAATTTTAATCTTCCTCTTCTTCAGCTTCGTTTAATCCGTTTTCGATCTCGTCTTCAACATCCATTTTCATTGGTGCTGCTTTCGGAGTTTTAATACCACAGATGCACAACTCCACGCAATGGTTTTTTTCAGTTTCTCCGTTGCGAGTAACTGTCTCTGTACGCTCCATTGTCTTTTTGAAATAAATGGTGGCAGTGCCTTCTTTAGGCAGGTCTTTAAGACCTTCTGCATTCCTAAAATAAAGCGAAGGGTAGCTATATTCCTTTTCTCCTTCATCGTCTTCCTCTTCTTCCATTTCTGGTTTAGAAAACGACATGGAAATTGGTTCAATTTCTTCAGACAGGTCAACAAAACCTTCTGGAAGTTCGTATTTTTGTTTCATGTACATGATTTAATCGAGGAATGCTGCGGTTACGAGTTGTTTGTCAGGATGAGTGTAGTTGAGCCATGCTGTTGCAATGCTGGCAGGATTGTCAAACCATGCGCGGAGGTTGATGCTCTGCCAGTATGAATCCCAAGCATAGAGTTTGTTTGCACCAGTTGGGTATAGGTAAACACATACTGCATGACCCCAGTTTTGAGTCTGGATTCGCAGCACACGGGTCTGTATCGCTTTTTCTTTGAGTCCCTGCGCCATTGCTATTGCTTCGGGCAAACACGCATTCCTGTAGCGTCCTGCGAACGATGGTTGCTCGATTGGCAGCGAGGCGCATCCAGCAAGCGCAAAAATAGCGATGGCGAGAAAGAATTTCATTCTACAATGACAGTGAGTTGGTCTTGGCAAATATCAACAAAACAAGAATCAGTTGACGCTCCGTTTTGAATCGAAATGCGGAGTTGATTTACGCCATTTCCAGTGCTTGCTGTTGGGCCAATTGTAAGCGTGTCCACAAGCACATTGTTGATCCATACTTTAACATTCCCAAGCCCATCAGAATATGCTTTAAGATCAACTCGGCTGAATGGAGTGGTGAATGTTCCAAGTGAAGCAGAAATATTGCGTGTTGC